AAGACATAATTTAAAATTAAGGAATGTATATAATATAATTAGTTGCTAATACTGGAGGAATGTTTGTATGTGATTGACCACCTCCTGCATTTTGTATAGATACAGATACACCATCTTGTGCAGAACCACTTTTACCTAAAGTTGGTGCTGTAGTAGATGACATTATCTCATAGTTTAATGGATCAGTAGTAATAGATCTAGATCTTGCAACATTATCTGTAGCATTCACTATTTGTCCACCAGTGCTATTTATAGTATTAGAATATAAGAAGTGAGTATGTGGTGTGACTGTTACAGTGTTTGTATGTGTATGTGCAGGAATTTGTGGTGTACTTAAAACTACATTGTTTGTACCATTAACTGAGTTTAATGTGTATGTAGGATTACCAGGAACAGCAGGATCCACTACAGGACTCATTGCACCTCCAGGAACACCTGTTGTTACACCTACACCAATTCTACCTCTTTTATCTGGAGTGCCATTGTTTCCATTACATAAATAGATTTTATCCCATCCTAAGCCTGCAATACCTGCTCCACCAGCATCAAAATTAGATAGTAGACCATAGTATTCCACTGCAGTGAATGGAACCATTTTAACATACTGTTGTGCAATAGGAGCTATTGAATTTAGATAGGCTTGTATTAATGCATCTAGATCATCAAGTTTTACATAGTTTGTATCTACATCTACCGCAAGAGCTACTAATGCAGCATCCACATCACAAAGTTTTGTGATTACAGCTTGTAGAATATCATGTGTACCACTTGATGCAGATACACCTGTTAAACAATCAACATCATAATTTCCTTCAAGAGCTGCAAGTTCTGCAACAATTACATCTATTTGATCTTGTAAATCACAAGAAGCTTGAATTAAAGCTTTGAAAAGGTTTAACGCATTTAGGTCTTCACAATCAGGAAGATATTGATTAACTAGAGTACAAATAATTGCAGGGTCTATAGTTAGTTTAATTCCTGTACCATCTAGTGTAGATGTAAGAAACTCAATAAGAGCCTGTTCTACATAAGACAGAGAGTCTCCTGTTTGTATTCCCAAAACAGGAACATCTATTCCTGTATATCTAACACACTTATCTGAGACAATCTCAGTACATCCATTATAGCAATTTGAACAAGACATGTTTATTTATATTTTAAAAGTTTTACTCTACTAGCAATCATTTCTACAGTGAATGGTGCAGCATAATCTGGATTACAAAACTTATACGTTAGTATTCTTTTGTAATTCAGAAGATCCATCATTGCTTCTGATGCAATAGGTTGGTTTAATGAATAGATAAGATTGTTATATAGATTAACTGCTAATTCTGTTAGTCTGCAATCTATATCATTTAATAGTGCTGTAACTGTAGCACATGCTGGGTAAGTAGTAAGTCTAGGAGTTAACATATTTTATAACTTGTTTAAACTTTGTAGCAGCTGCACGACACATTGCACAAAGACCATTAACTAATTGACATCCACATCCAAAGTTTGCTTTACATCCTCTACAAGTAGCCATATTATCTAAAGTTTACAACATAGTTATTACCAGAGCAATAACAATTATTTTTGATAAAATTATTTAACATTCTATTCGCTTGATCATAAAGCCTATTTGCTTCATCTATAGCACAATTATTTGCAGCTGCTATAGATCCTTGAATAAAGAAATATATACTTGTAAGATTAACTTTCTGTTGAGTTTTTATAGCTCTGTCGCATTCCATCATATCAAGTTTCATAAATGCTTCATCAAACTTCTCTTGTAACTTCTCCACTCGCATTATACTTTTTTCAACAAAGTTTTCATACGCAGGAGCAACAGTGTACTTAAGTATGTACAATCCATCAGGAAGAGGAATCAGAGGTTCACCTAATAGAGTGAGTCCTAATGAAGCAGATGTAAAGATGTTAAAATCATTTGGTACAAATGGTAACACTACATTTCCTAATGATGGAACATCTATCTCAATTGTTGGAGCTGTTACAATAGGAGGATTTGTAGGATAAGTTGATGCATCAGCTATTCCTAATGTTAATGTACTGTATGTAGGTACTACTACTATATCTAGATTTAAAGCTGGCATAATTAGTTTAAATAAATATGCCAGAGGATCTGAGATTTAATCCTCTCACCTCTGGCATAGGTTATGTGATATTTAATTTACAACTATCCAATTATGGAATTAAAGTGGAAGTGGTTGTAGTAGTAGGCCAAATTGTAGTGGTGGTTGAAGTGGTTGTAACACAAGAGTTATCATTAACCACAGTACCAAGACCAGCTTCTAATACAGTTTCAATAGCAGCAGCAATTCCACTTACATCTGCGTTAGGAGCAGCAATGATCACCATAGAATCTTCCATGATATAATCACCCCACTGATAAGCAGCTTTATTGTACTCATTAAACTTAATATAATAAGTGTCATAAGTCACTCCTGAAGATACCCAAGACTCGAAGTTCTCGTTGTATCCAGCCATTCTGTAAAGATGCTTTAAGTATCCTGCTTGGTAGCTGTAGAAATTCTTCTCTAATTGAGCAATTTCAGCAGATTGACCTGAAGGGTAAGAAGCACGTTGGATGATGATAGGATCAGCAACAACGTCACAGTTATCATAAACAATAAAGTCAGCAGTAGTAGCAGGACCATTGTATACGAAAGTTCTGAAGTACATTCTATCATATTCAAAAGGGAATGCAGCAACATCACATGGTTGACCATATACAGTTAGAGGCTTTCCAGTAATACGAAGGATTGCAGAAGCGTCATTACCTAAACGTTGGAATGTGTAGAATGTATTGAAGCTGATGTTATCAGGGTTGTTACCAGGAGCTTGTTGCTCTAGTTTAGCAATAACACTATCAATAAATTCAGGAATATCAACTTGATCACAAGGATTAGCATCACAAGCACAACAAGGAGCTTGAACAGTTACTGAACGAGTGAAACCATTGAAATACAAGGTGTCAATGTAAGAAGAATGTGCACGAAGAGTTAATGTAACTACATCACCACACTGTACATTCCAATTAGTTACATCAGTAACTTGAGTTGCAGCAGTGGGACATCCTTTTACTGTGTACCATTCAGTTACATTAGAATTGCAACCAGAACCTGATGGACATCCTTTAATCTTATCAGAACGTTTAGATCCTTGTAGATAAGTGTTTGTTCTACCTTGAGCTATGTAAAAATAAGGAGAAGCAGCAATATTAGCAGCTGTTGCTAAAGTATAGTCACTTCTAAAAATACCCACTTGACCTGCAGTGAGGTCTTGAGTTGAACCAGAGCTAGGAAGAGCAGTCTGTCCTACTGGAACCACGAATAACGTGGTTAATGAAAAATCAGCCATTTTTTATATTAATTTAATTGTTTAAAATTTTATTCATTTGTTTGTATCCTGTATGCTGCACTTTGTACAGCAGATTGATTCTCAGTATACATTGCAAGATTTTGAACTGTAAGATCTAGAAGTTCATCTTCAAGATATAATTCAAGTTCACAATCTCTATCTACTGATGGATTTCCATCAAATCCAATATATCCTGATTTATCAATGTATACAGGATATCGCATATACATTATGTTAATAGATGTTGGTGTAAACGTACCATCTGTAAATATACTCATCTCATCAGTGGCAAGATAATTGAATGTTTCTTGATACTCAAATGATGGTTTGTAATGATCATTATTTAAAAGAAACTGTAAATCACCATGTTTAGTTAAATCATTGTTTATCCAAATCTTTCTATCCTTACATCTACCCTTATCTGCTATTACATAGCAATCTAAGTAGAACATGTATTTTGGTAATAGAGTGGTTACATCTGCTTTCCATTGATTTAGTTGTTCATCTTCTAATGTTAATGGAAGTGGTTGATGATTATAATCCTCAACTAAACTTTGTAAATCTTCATAACGTTTCTTGAAAGAATCAAGTCCCATTCCACTAGATGTACTAAATCCATCAACCTTTTGTTTAATTAACTTAATCTGAGCTTCATTTAATGCTAAAATTTTATCTTCAAGATTAATTTGCTGATGTTCGTTTGTGGATAGCTTATTTAGTTTTTGATCTATTTTATATAATAA